ACCGAAACCCCATGACCTACGCTCAGATCACCGCCTCCGAACTGACCGCCTCTCAGGCACGGTCCGCCATCTATGATCTGGCAGACCTCTACTCCTGGGAGACCATCGCCACTGAGATGATCTCCCGTATGTCAGGCGATGAGGCACGGGAGTTTGTGGACGACTTCCAGCGCCTCTATGCCGATTGATCAACTGGCACAAGGGGGGCACCAACCCCCCACCTGACCCCTTACACTTAACAAGTCAACCGCAAACGACCCATGCGCTACAACCCCCGCACCGACCGCGCTCTGAACATTGATGAGATCGCCGCTCAGTGCCGCGCTGCCATCCTGAAAGCGGATGAGCGCCGCTACGTTGACCAGGTTGCCGATCGGATCTACGATGAGATCCTGACCGCTGCCCGCTGGGAGAATGACCTGCTGATCGCTGCCTGACCCTTCCTACCCTTTGACCCTTTACCTTCCTTCCATCATGACCGCTGACCTTGCTACCGCTCTTCTGAACCGCGCCGCCAACGGTGCCGAACTCCTGCAGGTGCTGGACTCCATCGCTGACGACGTGGCAGACGCAAACATCGCTGATGCCGCCGCCCACTATGCTGCCATCAGCGCACCGACTGCCGAACCCATCCAATTCTGATAGTGGCACAACGGAGGGGCATCCCCCCTCCCTTTTGCTTCTATACTGATTCCAGTTCAGACGACCTCCGATGCTCCTGCCCCGCCTCCCCCTGCTGGATAAGATCCTTAAGGCGCCTGGCACCTATAGAACGGACGGCGCCCGAATCCGCCGCCGCCTGATGCCTGGGGTCTGGTATGATGCCGCCCACTGCGCTACCCCTGCCGAAGCGGAACGGATCGCCTCCCAACTGAATGCCCTCTGATCTGCTACAATACTCCCAAAGCAAACGACCCATGACCCTTGACGAAGCGAACCTGATCTGGAATGCCTGCTACGGTTCCGACCCTTCGGACGTTGCCGCTACGGTTGACGCATGGCAGACCTATGATTGGCAGCAACGGCAGGAAGCGATCAGGGTTCGCAACCAGCAGGATGGACAGTGGGGCATCTGGCACATCAGCGACCGCGACTGACCCGACCCCCCTGCTACAATACTTTCAGTTCAAACAAACGACCCATGACCCGCTCGACCGCCAACCTGACCGCCATCGCTGCTGACCTCGCTGCCAACGGTCTGACCCCTAAGGTGAAGGTGCTCAAGTCTGCCGCCCGTAAGACCCGCCGCTCTGCTCTGACCAAAACCAATTCTTCGGGTCGCTCTGCTCTGGGGACTCACGACGCTGGTAAGGGTTCTTACGTCGGGTCGGGTGACATTGCTATCGGTGCTGGTCGCATGGGGACGCTCAACCCCGTCAACTCTCTGGGTCGCCAGTGGGTCGGGGATAAGGATGCCAACGCTGCCGCCGCTGCTGCCCAGTATGCTGCCGACCGTCGCGCCGCTGCCCGTGACCGCCTGATGGATCGGATCGATGATGCCCTTGCCATCTGACCCCTGACCCTGTAGGATACTCTCAGTTCAACCGACACCCGATGCGCTTCCCCCTCTGCATGTGCTCTGACCTCCAGACCCGTCAGATCAAGTGGGTCTCCCGTGCTGACCAGCTGAAGAACGGTTCCCGCCCCTCCGCCTACATTCACTGGGGGTTGCCCGCTACCGCCATCGCCGCCCAGTATTCAGAGACCCACGCCCAGGAGGCACAGGAGGCGCTGCCGTCCTGGTGACGCCTTGTGCGTTCGTGCGGGGGGCAGCAGTTCCCCCGCCCGCCGCGTCCCCGTGGCGCGGGGCGCGTGGGGGCGTTTTATAATCCTCTGGGTCCCTGTAAGCTATAAACGACCCAAAACGAGCGATCAATATTCATCGAATTCAAAATTTCCCGGAGATATAATCAAAGGTATAAAAGTACTATATAAAAAAACAAAATCGAATCATATAATACATTCAATGAAGAAAAACTCCGGAGAATTTTTTCAACCCCTACAAGTCGATCCAATTACTGGTGAGTACTTTATTAATATACCAGAAGCAATCATCAATGAACTCTCATGGTATGAAGATACTGAGATATGTGTTAAAATAGAAGGTGATGAGGTTGTTCTAAGTGAACGTGATGAATGAAAAGCATTACTGCATTTACGTTCAAGAGAAATGCATCTATGAAGATCTTACTGAAACAGACTTTCATCAAACCTGGGATATGTTAAATCACGTTGTAGAATTGATTGGAAACTACCGCAAAGAAGACTTAAGTTTTCAAGAACTCTCTGCTTGACTTTACATAGATAATACTGTATGATATGAATGTAAATTTATCAACTCTATGGCTAAAGGATTTACCGTAAAAGCAAAAACTCCAGTTGTAGCAAAAGAACAGGAATGGGACTACAACTTGGCAAAAGAAATGGTCAGAGGAAAGTCAGTTGTATTCTGTCTTCCTGGAAGAGGTGTTTCTTACACGTATCTGAAGAACTTTGTACAACTCTGCTTTGATCTTGTTCAGGCAGGTGCAAGCATTCAGATCTCTCAAGACTACAGTTCGATGGTGAACTTTGCACGTTGTAAGTGTCTGGGTGCAAATGTTCTGCGTGGTCCTGATCAGGTTCCCTGGGATGGGAAACTGAACTATGACTGGCAACTTTGGATTGATAGTGATATTGTATTCAATACTGAAAAGTTCTGGCAACTGGTTCTGATGGATCAAGACATTGCTTCTGGTTGGTATGCAACCGAAGATGGTGTCACGACATCTGTTGCTCATTGGATGGAAGAGGAAGACTTCCGTAACAATGGTGGTGTGATGAATCATGAAACCGTAGAAACGATTCAAAAGCGTCGGAAGCCATTTACTGTTGACTATGCAGGTTTTGGATGGTTGCTGATTAAGAAAGGAGTCTTTGAGCATCCTGAGATGAAGTATCCTTGGTTTGCACCGAAGATGCAAGTCTTTGAGTCTGGTGAAGTACAGGACATGTGTGGAGAAGACGTATCGTTCTGTTTGGATGCAAAGGAAGCAGGCTTTGAAATCTGGTGTGATCCTCGCGTTCGCGTTGGTCACGAAAAAACAAGAATCATTTGAGATGGCTAACGAACGCTATAACATTTTGTGCAAAGGAAAGCGCATTTATACTGCGCTTTCAGAGGAAGAATATTTCGATACCATGGAGGATCTGTCGATAGAGTTTTATCAGACAGGTTCTCCACGACCTGAAGATCTTGAAACTGAAATTTTATTGGAGAATAATCAATGGCTGCAAAAGCAAAAACTGGCGGACTGAATAAGCGCACGTCTTATATTCCTGGACCTCCTAAGAAATCTCGCCAAGGCACTGGGAACGGAACCAAATATGCCGCGTCTTCTCGCAATGGAGCACGAAAGAAGTATAGGGGTCAAGGTAAAGGATGATTGATGACGATGTGCAAGCTTGGAGATCTTATCCTCAATATCGTTGGGTATTCAATAAATTAGACATTGCTCTACGATGTGGTTATGATGCAGGTCCTGCTTGTGTTCCGATTCAAAAGAAAGGTTTTTATATTATAAGACCAATCTACAATTTATTTGGTCAAGGAATTGGTGCTAAAAAACAATTCCTTGATCCAAAATTACATACCGAAGAAATGATTCTTCATCAATACGTCTCCCCTGGATATTTCTGGTGTGAATATCTAGAGGGAGATCATTTTAGTATTGACTATAAACGTGAAAATGGATGTTGGATTCCATTTAGTGCGATGATTGGCACTCATGAAACAGAAAATAATCTAACTCGTTTTGAAGTTTGGACAAAAGTTGCGATACCAGAGTTTAAACTACCCAATTTTATTGAAGAAATTGATGTAGAGTACTTGAATGTTGAGTCAAAAGGTGGAAAACCGTTTGAAATTCATCTTCGAACTGGTAATGATCAGATATGGAATCTTCCTATGGGGTCAAAAGTGTATCCAATATGGGATGAAGATGGGATAAATGCAAAAAAACACTTAAAATTTTCTCCAAATCACGAATCTGATCTCCGTTATTACTCTGCAAATGGTCATTTAAGTGATGTTCGGCGTGGATTTTACGTTGAAGAGGTAGAATAAATAAATTTTTTCATAAAAATTGAGTTGGAACAGTTTTCGATGGGTAAACACCTCCTCTTAGAGGTGTATGATGTTCAGTTTGATCTGATTAATGACGTAGAATCTCTACAGAACGTCATGATTAGGGGCATAGAGCGTGCGAAAATGACAATTTTGAACACATTTTCGCATTGTTTTCTACCACAAGGATGCACAGTCGTCATTGCACTGGCAGAAAGTCATGTTTCTTGTCATACTTGGCCAGAAAATGGGTGTTTGGCAGTCGATGTGTACACTTGTGGTGAAGGAAACCCACGTTTAATTGCCTTAGAAATACTCAAATACCTCAATTCTGACTCATATTCGCTTCGTGAAGTCGAACGTTAAATAGAAATAAGGAGATAGCAACCTCCTTTATAAAAGTTCTGTTTTATTCATTAAAACAGGAGCTAAAATGTCGAACTTACCCGTCGATAGAGACAGTAATTACATGAGAGAGATGTGGGGAACATCTCATTTAATCACTGATTATGGTGATATTAAACCAAAAAGAGTGATTCAAGAAGTCATGCACGATGTTGCACCACGCCATGATCTGAAAAAACAAGAAGAGTTGCATGAAAAAATTCGTAATGATGAAGATTACGATGATTGGAACTATGGGACTGAACCATCTTATGGGATTCCTTGGAAATAACTCATAAATAATGAGAGAAAATCCACGTCCAAATGGCAGTTACCAGAGTATCAAGAGCCTTCAAGGACATTAGTTTGTCCTTCGATCCTCATCCTGTTACAAAGGATCTGCCAATTCTTAAGAATGAGAATGCAATTCGTCGTTCCGTCAGAAATTTAGTCGAAACAATCCCAACAGAGAGATTCTTTAACTCCCTGTTGGGTTCTGAAGTACGCTCAAGTCTGTTTGAATTTGTTGACTATGGTACTGCGGCAATTATTGAGGACCAGATTCTTACAACGATTCGAAACTTTGAACCACGTGTTACAAATACACGAGTGGATGTTGAACCATCACCCGATGAGAATACATTCAATGTAACCGTAATATTTGATATTATTGGACAAGATGTTCCGACACAAGCGTTTACATTCATATTAGAGGCAACAAGATAAAATGCCTTTCACTAAATTTACCAACCTCGATTTTGATCAGATCAAGACATCCATCAAGGATTATCTTCGTGCGAACTCCAACTTTACAGACTTTGACTTTGAGGGTTCAAACTTTTCTGTTCTGATCGATACGTTAGCATATAACACATATATTACAGCATTTAACTCAAATATGATTGTGAATGAGTCCTTTCTGGACTCTGCAACTCTCAGAGAAAATGTTGTTTCACTGGCAAGAAATATTGGTTACACACCACGCTCTAGAACAGCGGCAAGAGCGCACGTAACTATTAACGTACCAACTACCTCAACAAGTCCCACATTGACCTTGCAGGCGGGTCTGGTGTGTGTTGGAACGGCAGAACAGAGCACATATACCTTCTCAATACCAGAAAACGTCTCTACCACTATCAGTGGTGGAGTTGCCACATTTGGTACGACAGATGCACCAATTGAAGTGTATCAGGGAACGTTCTTGACAAAGCAATTTGTTGTAGATGGTTCTCTGGATCAACGTTTTATTCTTGATAACTCATTCATTGATACTTCAACCATTGTTGTTTATGTAAAGGGACCTTCCGATAGTGGTCTTGGAAGAGAATACTCAAAAGTCGATAATATCATTGGAGTTGAAAGAACTTCTGAAATTTATCTTCTTCAGGAAGTTCAGGACGAAAAGTATGAAATTCTATTTGGTGACGGACTGTTTGGTAAAAAGTTAGAGAACAGTTCTGTTGTTACTGTCACTTATATTGTGACTGATGGAAAAGAAGGTAATGGACCATCTGAGTTTAGTTTCTCTGGTTCATTAAGAGACGCAAGTAATAACGTTGCGATTCCTTCTAGTTCAGTAACAATGACTACTATTCAGAAGGCAATGAATGGTGGTGACATTGAACCTGTATCATCTGTCAAATATTTTGCACCAAGACTCTATTCTGCTCAGTACAGAGCAGTAACTGCTAGAGACTATGAGGCAATTATTCAGCAAATATATCCAAACACCGAGTCTGTCTCTGTTGTCGGTGGAGAAGAGTTAGATCCACCACAGTTTGGAAAAGTTCTGATTAGTATCAAACCAAAAAATGGAGACTATCTATCAGACTTTGATAAGGGAAATATACTAACAAAACTCAAGCAATACTCTTTGAGTGGTATCAACCAAGAAATTGTCGATCTGAAAGTATTGTATGTTGAGATTGACTCCTCAATTTACTACAATGCACCTCAAGTTTCAAGCGTAGATAACTTAAAGACCACAGTTACAAATGCATTGAATACTTATGCTTCTTCCATTGACTTGAATAAGTTTGGTGGAAGATTCAAATATAGTAAAATACTTCAAGTTATTGATAATGCAGATAGATCAATTACTTCAAATATCACGAAGGTAAGAGTACGTAGAAATCTGAAAGCATTATTAAATCAGTTTGCACAGTATGAGTTGTGCTTTGGTAATAAGTTTCACATCAATTGTGACGGATATAATATTAAGAGTACTGGTTTTTATATTAGCAATGAACCAGATATGGTTCATTTCACTGATACACCAAACACAATTCCAGGAACTGGTGAGTTAGATGGTAGTGGAAAAGGAGTTCTATCTGTCGTTAAAAGAAATGCAGATGGAAGTTATCGAGTTTTAGTTTCTTCTGCTGGGGTTATTGATTATACCAAAGGTGAAATTACCATAAACACAATTAATATCATATCAACAGAAAAAGAAAATAATATTATTGAGGTTCAAGCATATCCAGAATCAAATGATGTTGTTGGTTTAAGTGACCTATATTTAAGTTTTAGTATTTCAGATAGCACCATAAATATGGTTAAGGATGTCATTTCTTCTGGAGAGGATATCTCTGGGGTTACTTTTACAAGAGATTACTATACATCAAGCTACTCTAACGGAGAACTAGAGAGGAAATAAAATATGATCGAAACTGGTTTTGATAGAAGGGTAAAGATTCAACAAATTGTACAAAATCAACTACCAGAATTTTTACTCTCGGAGTCTCCAAAAGCAGTAGATTTTTTAAAGCAATACTACATCTCACAGGAGTATCAAGGTGGTCCTGTAGATATTGCTGAGAACTTAGATCAATATTTAAAGGTTGATAATCTAACTACAAATGTAATAAGTGGAAAGACCACACTACAGAACACTCTCACAAC